CAACCAGAAGCAATACAACAATGGATCTATGCTAACAACAGTGATGGAACTCTAGCTAGTCGCGCTATAGACCTTTACAAAATGGAAAAGGGAATAGTTCAGCCACCACAAAAGAGGCAGTCTAAAGCTAAAGAGCAAAGGTCTGCTGCTGACATGGTATCAACAAAAACCACAGCAGTAGATTCCAAAGCTCCTAAGATTTGGACAGAAAAAGAAATTGCTAGTATGTCTATTGATCAATTTGATCGCTATGAAGATGAAATTAAATTGGCTTTATCAGAAGGCAGAATAGCTAAATAAGTTTTTAAGAGGATATTACAATGGCTTATAACCAATCTGATCAATTTTTTGAACAAAGCACAGACACCAATGGTAACTTTGGTAACTCTGTGTCAGGTCAAACCAATTCGTTTTTCTTACCTTCGGTCTATTCTAAGACCGTCCTAAATTTCTTTAGGAAGTCATCTGTTGCAGAAGCAATTACTAATACAGATTACGCAGGTGAGATTGCAGCTTTTGGTGATTCTGTAAAGATTATCAAAGAACCTGAAATTACTGTGTATCAGTATGAAAGGGGTGCAGACGTAACTGCAACTAAGCTCACTGACCAAGAACTAACTTTGGTCGTAGATACAGCTAACGCATTTAAATTTATCGTAGACGATATTGAAACCAATATGTCTCACGTTAATTTCCGTGACGTTGCTGCATCTTCAGCAGCTTACTCGTTAAAGGATGCCTTCGATGAGGGTGTTATTGCGTCAATGTTTGCAGGAGTATCTGCAGCTTCACCTAATCACATCTTAGGTGCTGACAACGCAACTGACATTGCAGCAGGAACTTTTGATGGTACTGGTAATCTTGACATAGGTTTTGCTTCTGGTGAGCATGACCCAATTGATGTTCTTTCACACATGGCGCGTCTACTTGATGAGCAAAATGTTCCTGAAGAAGGTCGTTGGTTCTTAGCAAATCCAGAGTTTTATGAAGTACTTGTTCAAAGTTCTTCTAAGCTTCTGTCTGTTGACTACAATGCAGGTCAAGGCTCAATTCGTAATGGACTAGTATCATCTGGTAAGTTACGTGGCTTTGATATGTATAAGACTAACAATATTGCTGCTACTTCAAACGCAGCTGGTAAGTGTATTGCTGGTCACATGTCAGCGGTTGCAACAGCACAGACCATCACAAATACTGAAGTAATTCGTGATCCTGATAGCTTTGGCGATATAGTGCGTGGACTCCATGTTTATGGATCTAAAGTACTACGTGGCGAAGCATTGGTATCTGCATTCTACGGTATCGACTAATATTATTGGGGGCTGAAATATGCCCCCTTTAATTTTTAAAGGAAGTTAAAGTATGCCACAAATAGGAACTGAACAAACTCCTGTTAGATTTAATCCGAAAGGAAAAGTAAAAGTTGGTGGTGTTTATTTAAAGAATGAAAATAAAGAAAAATATAACGATAACTATGATCGTATTTTTAATAAAACTAATAGTAAAGTAAACAGCAAACAACTTGTGAAATAATTATGGCTACTACATTTTTACAATTATCAAATGAATTATTAAGAGAGTTGAATGAAGTAGTCTTAACTTCAGCAACTTTTTCTAATGCTGTAGGAATACAACAACATGCTAAAGATTGTATTAACAGAGCATACTTAGATATAGCTAATGAAGAACCTCAATGGCCCTTTTTAGCTACAGGTGAAAGTGGAGCTACTGATCCTATGTATGGTAATGTTTCTGTAGATACTATAGCAGGAACTAGATGGTACGAATTAAAAGCTGCTAGTTCATCTGTTAAAGATGATTATGGGTCTATTGATTGGGATAATTTTTATTTAACAACAGTAGGAGTAAGTGGTGAAGTAGCTCCTTATGTTTCTAAGAATTTAAGATTTATTACAATAGAACAATGGAAAGATTTTAGACGTACATCTGAAAATGCAGATGATGCTGATCAGGCAGTAGGCGGTGAACCTCGCTTTGTTATTAGAAGTCCTGATGCAAGAAAGTTTGGGTTAAGCCCAATACCTGATCAAGTTTATAAAGTCTGGTTTTTTGCTTATGATTTACCAACAGAACTAGATGCACATGACGATACTATAGTTTTTCCTGATGTATATAAAACAGTAATATTATCTAAAGCTAGATACTATACACATCAATTTAAAGATAACCCTCAAATGGCAGCTTTTGCTTTGGAAGATTTTAAGAAAGGGTTAAGAAGCATGAGAGAAAATTTAATAGGTACTGCTCCTATATACATGTCTGATGATAGAGTAAGGTTTGATTAACTATGCAAGCATTTGGATTATCTTGTCAAGGTGGATTAAATACTAATTTAAATCAATTTCAAATGCTTCAGCAGCCGGGTTTTGCTACTGAACTTTTAAATTTTGAAGTTGACCCTGACGGTGGCTATAGAAGAATAAATGGCTATACTCAATTTGGCGATACTAATCCTGATAGCTCTAATGGTATATTAGGTCTTTTTGTATATGCAGATGGAGTAATAGCAGCATCAGGAACTAATCTTTATTTTAGTTTAGATGGCTCTACTTGGCTACAAATAAATAAAGCCAGTGTAGATAGTGCAGGAGATAACCACACTACATTTACAGGTCGCAGTACATTAGCTAGAACAACACAAGGTCAAGTTACTTTTTCTTTATTTGAAGGTAATAGTTTATATGGTGAAGTAGCTATTACTGATAAAGGTTCTGCTTGTAAACCTGCAATATTTAAAATGACAGGCACAGGAGAATTAACTACTAGAACTTTTTTTTATGAAGAAGTTACTGTAGATGGTTCAGTATATCCAAAGTTTTGTACAATACATGATAAACACTTAGTAGTCGCAGGGGCAAGTACTGCTCTTAATACAATATATTATAGTAGTACAAGTGATATAAATAGTTTTTCAGGTAGTGGTGCAGGAAGTATTTTATTAGATGATCAAGTAGTTGGATTAAAAAGTTTCCGTGGTGACTTGATTATATTTTGTAAAAATAGTATTTATAAATTAGTAAACATTAATGATGCAGCTTCTATTGCTGTTGTACCTATAACTAAAAACGTAGGATGTTTAGATGGACATAGCATTCAAGAAATTGGAGGCGATCTTTTATTTTTAAGCCCAGACGGTTTACGTTTGGTTGCAGGTACAGCGCGTATTGGTGACGTAGAGTTGAGTTCTGTTTCTAGACAAATTCAATCTGTAATATCTAACATTGCAAGTTCTATAAATAGTTTTATAATAACTAGCGCAGTATTAAGAAGTAAGTCTCAATATAGATTATTTTATAGTTCTTCTGTAGCAGCTACTTCTTCTTCTAAAGGAATCATAGGTACTATAACACCACAGGGTTTTGAATGGTCAGAAACAGAAGGAATACAAGCACACGGTTTTACATCAGGTCTTAATAGTGATAGTGTAGAAAAAATATATCATGGCGATAAAGATGGTTATGTTTATAATCATAATACAGGAAATGATTTTAATCCTGCAGGAACTCAAACAAGTATTAAAGCTAGATACAAAACACCTAATTTAGATTTTGGTGATGCAGGAACATTAAAGACAATGCATTATGTAAAAATGTCTTTAACACCTGAAGGTTCAATACAGCCTAACTTAAAAGTTTCTTATGATTTTGATGATAATACTAAACCTCAACCTTCAGCATATTCTTTAGACAATGTACCGTTACCTACAGTTTTTGGAACAGCAGTATTTGGCACAGGTATATTTGGAGGATCAACTGATCCAATGGTTAGACAAGCTGTACAAGGAAGTGGACATAATGTAGCTTTAAAATTATTTAGTGAAGATACAAACGCGCCATACTCAATAAATGGATTCTATATAGATTATAGACCTTCTGGTAGGAGATAATAATGGCTACAAGTTATACTAGACAAAGCAGTTTTTCAGATGGAGATACGGTTACTGCTGCGTTATTTAACAATGAATATAATCAATTACTAACTGCTTTTTCGTATGCAAACAGCGGTACAACTGGTCATAGACATGATGGATCAGCAGGAGAAGGCGGTAATATACATACTATTGGTGATCAAGATTTTTTAAATAAAATTCTTACTACTGGTAATACTTGGGAGTTTTATGTTGAAGTTTCTAGTGCAACAGCAAAACAAATGGTTTTACAAGATGGCGCATTGGTCCCTCATGTTGATAGCGATTTAGATTTAGGAACGAGTAGTAAATATTTTAAAGATGCTTACATAGATAGTATTACAACAACAGGTAATGTAGGCATAGGTGGCAATCTTACAGTTACAGGAACTACAACTTTAAACGGTGGAACATTAACTCTTGGAGATGCTGCAACTGATAATGTTGTTTTTGGAGCAGATGTAAACAGCAGTATTATTCCTAATACAGATAATAGTTATGACTTAGGTTCTTCTTCTCAAGAATGGAAAGATTTATATGTAGATGGTATAGCTTATTTAGATGCTATAAATTTTAATGGTACAGCAATTAGTGCAACAGCAGCCGAATTAAATATTTTAGATGGCGTTACTTCTACAGCTGCAGAACTTAATATACTTGATGGTGTAACAGCTACAGCTACAGAACTTAATCTTCTTGATGGCGTAACAGCGACTACAGCTGAATTAAATATTTTAGATGGTGTAACAAGTACTACTGCAGAACTTAATATTCTTGATGGTGTTACAAGTACTACTGCAGAACTTAACATCCTTGATGGAGTTACATCTACTGCAACTGAATTAAACTTAGTAGACGGCTCTACTGCAGGAACAGTTGTAAATAGTAAAGCAGTTATTTATGGATCTTCTGGGGAAGTAAAGGGTACTACTTTTCAAACAGCTACAAATACTTCTGGTAATTTGCTAGTCGCTAACGGAACAGGGTTTGCATCTACAGCAGTTGGAGATCTATCAGAAATTTCTACTGTAGCTAGTGATGATGTATTACTTGCAGTAGATACTTCTGGTGGTGGTTTAAAAAGAATTTCTAGAAGTACATTAGTTGCAGGATTAGCTGCATCATCAGCCCTTTCAAATATAGTTGAAGATACTACACCACAGCTAGGCGGTGATTTAGATGTAAATGGAAATGATGTAGTTTCTACATCTAATGGTAATATTACTTTAACCCCTAATGGAACTGGAGTTGTTAGAATAGATGGTAATGTAGATATTCAGTCTGGAGAAATTGTATTAAAAAATTCAGGTTCAGTATCTAATGTTAAATTTTATTGTGAGACAAGTAATGCTCATTATACACAACTACAATCATCTGCTCACTCAACGTATTCTGGTAATGTAGTATTAACCTTACCTCCGTCTACAGACACTTTAGTAGGCAAGGCAACTACTGATACTCTTACAAACAAAACAATCAACGGAAGCAACAATACCGTAACCAATATAAGTTTGACTTCAGGCGTTACAGGCACACTACCTGTTGCTAATGGAGGCACAGGAGCAACTACTGCAGCAGCAGCCCGAACTAGTTTAGGTTTAGTTATTGGTACAAATGTATTAGCTTTTGATACGAATCTACAAGCTTTTACAACGGCTTTTACACTTCCTACTTCAGACGGCACTAGTGGGCAAGCTCTTATTACTAATGCGTCAGGAACAATTTCTTTTGGAGATGTAGATTCTCTTCCTAGTCAATCTGGTAATTCAGGAAAATTTTTAACTACAAATGGCACAGCAGCTTCTTGGGCCACTGTAGGTAGTTCAGCTTATTCACGTACTTCTTTTACAGCTACTGCAGGGCAAACAACTTTTAGTGTTAGTTATACTGTAGGCTTTGCAGATGTATTTTTAAACGGTATTAAATTAGTATTAGCTACAGATTTTACAGCTACTAATGGAACTTCTATTGTTTTAGCATCTGGGGCTGCTGTTAATGATCATGTAGAAGTATTAGCTTATAATGTTATTAGTGTAAGTAATGTTTATACACAAGTACAAACTGATGCTAAATATGCACATGTTTCAAATAACCTTTCTGATTTAGCTTCAGCTTCTACAGCTTTAACTAATTTAGGACTTACAAGCACTGCAGCAGAGATTAACTATACTGATGGTGTAACTTCAAACATTCAAACACAGCTTAATGCTAAAGCAGCAACAAGTAATCCTACATTAGCAGGACTAACACTTTCAGCAGAACTAGCAGGTGCAGATCAAACAGTTAGTCGAGTTAACTTGAAAGACTACGGTGAGATTACTAACGCTATTGGTAATGCGACAGGTGCTAAGACTATTGACCTCACACTAGGCAACAGCGTAACAGCCACAACTACTGGCGCGACTACTTGGACTTTCTCTAATCCAACCGCTAGTGATGAACTTTGTAGCTTTAGCATTAAATTAGTCAACGGTGGTAGCGCAACACAAACGTGGCCTACATCAGTTGATTGGCCTGCTGCAACTGCTCCTACACTTACGACATCTGGCACTGACGTTTTAGTATTTATTACGTGTGATGGTGGTACTACGTGGTACGGCTTTGTTGCAGGACTCGCTTTAGGGTAAAGGATATTTAGATGCCAAGCACTAAAAAATTACTGACAGCAACAGCAGGTGATGACAATCTGTTTGTGGAAGATGTGTTCTCTAATTATTTGTATGCAGGTAGCAACGGAGCTAGAACAATAGCTAATGGCATTTCACTTTCGGATGAGGGCGGTTTAGTTTGGGTAAAAAATAGAGGTGCGGTAGATAGTCATGTCCTTTTTGATACTGTAAATGGCCCACAAAAATCACTAGTTAGTAACGACACCGCAGCAGGTTCAGACTATTCTTCGTATCTTTCTTTTCCGTCAGCAGGTACAGCAGGGTGGAATCTAGCAGGTGCAACCTTAAACGGAACAGGGACTACATGGGCCTCTTGGTCATGGAGGAAAGCAAAAGGTTGTTTTGACGTAGTTACCTATACAGGAAATGATACAGCTAGAACTATTGCTCACAATCTTGGTTCTGTACCAAAAATGATTATTGTTAAAAGCACAAGTGATGCTTATGATTGGGTGGTTTATCACGCTAGTTTAACCAATCAACAAAATCTTAATTTAAACACAACCAGTCAGGCAGGAAACTCAGGTGCTGAGTATTGGAACTCCACAACAGCAACATCTTCAGTCTTTTCTCTTGGTAATCAATTTAGAGTTAATGGATCGGGCAAAACATATGTAGCTTATGTATTCGGAGATGACGCTGTTTTTGGTGAAGGCGGTGACGAACAGATATGTAAGATGGGTAGTTATACGCATGACGGCTCTGGAAATGCAACGATTAATCTTGGATTTGAACCGCAATGGGTTTTAGCTAAAGCAAGCAGTACAGGCGGTACTTGGTATATTTTTGATGTTATGAGAGGCCTTCCTGCATCTGGTGTTACGAACGGTGCTAATTATTTAAGGGCTAATGCAAATAATGCAGAAAGTTCTACAAGTTTTATGTCAATTAGCTCTACAGGTTTTAATATAACAGGCATGAACGCAAATGAAACATGGATCTACATGGCTATCCGTAGACCGATGAAAGTTCCCGAAGCAGGGACAGAGGTTTTTATTGCTAATGCAACTAGTGGCGTTACTAATCTTAGTGTAGGTCAGTTTGTTACTGGTTTTCCTGTTGATTTAAATATTAATGGGAAGACTACTGGTAGTACTAAATATGTACTAGATAGATTACGAGGAAATGGGGTTTATTTAGCCACTACAGCCACTGGTGTAGCAGCTAGTTCGTCTGGTACATTAATGTTTAACAATGGTGACGCTAGTACAGTAGTAGATTTATATACTAATTGGTACGGGGCTGCTTCTGGAATTATTAGTTGGTCATTCAAACGCGCCCCTAAATTTATGGATACAATTTGTTATACTGGTAATGGCACAGGAGGTGCTACTCAAGCGCATAATTTGACGGTTGTTCCAGAACTTATTATGTTTAAAAACACAGCTGGCACAGGTACTGGATGGATTTCATATTGGTCTACTCTAGGTTTAGGTTATTACCTTTTGGGTTTTCATTCAACAGCAGGAATAGGAACAGGTAGTCTATTAAATAACACAGCACCTACAGACTCTATAATTACGCTATCTCCAGAACTATGGAATACTAATAATAATGGAGAAGAGTATGTAGCCTACCTCTTCGCTACACTAGCAGGGGTAAGTAAAGTTGGAAGCTACACAGGTACAGGTACAGGAACTACTGTAGATGTAGATTGTGGTTTTTCAAATGGAGCTAGGTTAATTATTATTAGACGTACTGATGCTGCAGGTGACTGGTTTATTTACGATTCTGTTAGGGGAATAGTTTCTGGAGATGATCCTTATCTGTTATTAAACGACACAGCAGCACAAGTTAACACAGACTATATTGATCCGTTGTCTAGTGGATTTACAGTAACTACGGATGCAGCAGTAACAAGCACACTAAATGTAAACAACGCTAATTACGTATTTTTAGCAATAGCATAGGATAATCAATTGTGGAATATAGAACTTCAGACGGATCACTCAAGTCACAAAACGAGATCCGCGCATTAAATAAAAATGTCTCAATACCTAAAGTCTGGAATGCAGATGTCTGTGCAAGTCTAAACATTGATCCAGTGCTAGAAGCACCTAAACCAGAAGCAAGCGGAGCGTATAAGCAAGTCGTGCGTGATGGTGCTGTAAAGGATGGTGACAATTGGGTACAGGCGTGGACAGAAACAGATATGTTTGCAGACATTACCGATAAAGACGGTAAAAAAATAACTAAGGCAGAACGTGAGACAGTCTACCAAGCAAGACTAGACGCTGATGCTTCTGCTGCGGTACGGACACAACGTGATGGGTTGCTCAAAGACACAGACTTTTATGCCTTATCTGATGTCACTATGACTGACGCAATGGCTACTTACAGGCAAGCTTTGAGGGACATTACAACTCACTCAAACTTTCCTAATTTGTCTAAAGATGATTGGCCTACAGCCCCATAGGAGTTTTAAATGAGTAGAGCAAGAGACATAGCTGATAGCGCATCTACTATCAATGCACTTGACGGTGTTACTGCTACTGGAGCAGAACTTAATATTTTAGATGGCGTAACAAGCACTGCAGCAGAACTAAATATTTTAGATGGCGTAACAAGCACTGCAGCAGAACTAAATATTTTAGATGGCGTAACAAGTACAACAGCTGAATTAAACTTAGTAGACGGAGTTACAGGTACTACAGGCACTGGTAATATGGCGTTAAGTACTAGTGCAGCACTTACAACTCCTAAAGTTACTACTGGTATACAAGACTCAGGTGCTAACCTAGTTATTCCTTTTGATACCAATCAGTTTTTTTCTGGTACATTTTCTGATAAAGTTGTGGCTATAGGAAACACCGGAACATCACAAACAATAGATTTAAATGATGGTAATTTATTTACTGCTACACTTAATGGTAATTGTACTTTTACTTTAGCTACTTCTAATAGTGTAAGCAATAGAGCTAGTTCATTTACTTTAGTTTTAACAAATGATAGTACTGCTGATAGGACTGTAGCTTTGGCTGGAGGAACTTTCAAGTATCCGGGAGGATCTATTAGTAGGACTACTACAGCTAGTAAAACTGATATATGGTTCTTTTTTACACCTGATGGTGGTACTACATATTATGTTACAATTCCTGCCAAAGATTTAAGCTAATAGGAGATTTAAAATGGCGTTAACAACAGATCAACAATCCCAAGTAGAAATGAACATTGCTATGGAAACAGGGCGAAACACAGCTAATGCAGCTAATTTATCAAGAACAAATAAATTAGAAACATTGCGTATGGCTAAAGAAATCTTAGTCGAAAATCGTCGTACTCAAGCAGCTGCTGATGCTACTGCACTTACTTCAGATGCAATAACTAAATTAGCAGCTGAATTAAATACGTATATAAATAGTTAATGGAAGCTTACTCTTACTTCCCCTCTCTTATTTATCGAGAAGAACGTGTAGAGTGGTTAGAAGAAACATTAAAGCACTGTGAGCAATACTATGAAAAGAGTGAATCTTCTATAGTTAAACAAACTTGTCCTATGGTAAGTGATTCTAATCTTAATTATTTATCTTCATATTTTAAAGATAAAGGAATAAGCATATTAAAAGAACAAGGGTATTTAACTGATGAGTATGAGTTTTATGTTTCAGGTATGTGGGGTCAAGAGTTTAATTGTAACGGCAGTAATATAATGCATGTACATTCAAGCAGTCAAATTTCAGGATTTTATTTTTTAGAAACTCCAGAAGGAGGATCTTATCCTATTTTTGATGATCCTAGAACAGGTAAACAAATGAGTGATTTGTGGGCTATTCAAAGCGAAGAAATTACATTAGCTACAAATAAAATACATTTTAATAATGTAATGCCCGGAACTATGATGATGTTTAATAGCTGGCTTCCTCATATGATTACAACTAACCAAGTTAATATACCTACTAAGTTTATACATTTTATACTTTCTTGTAATAAAAGGTTTGTTTAATGGAGCATTTGCTAGATCCTTATACTAAACAAATAGAACCTTTTGCTTGGTGGGAAGGGGCTTTTACTGAAGAGCAGTTGAATTGGTTACAAGGAGAGGCAAAAAAAGCTGTGGTATCAGCAGGAGTAGGTGGACTTACAGAAAATAATAATAATAATAACCCTGAAGTAAGACGATCAAAAATTAATTGGTTAAGTAAAAATGAAAACAATTCTTGGGTTTTTGAAGAGTTAGCAAATGTTGTTTCAAAATTAAACGCAGATTTTTTTAGGTTTGATTTGACAGGTTTTGGTGAAAAGCTTCAGCTTACTCACTACAACGAATCAGATCAAGGGATGTACACATGGCATCAAGACTTTGGTTCTGCTGGAACATGCCGTAAATTATCTTTAGTTTTACAACTTTCAGAGCCAAATGAGTACGAAGGAGGAGAGTTACAATTATTAAATTCTAAAACTCCAACTTGTATTGAAAAGAAACGAGGTCTTATTACAGTGTTTCCTTCTTGGACTTTACATCAAGTAACTCCTGTAATAAAAGGAAATCGTCAAACATTAGTAACATGGGTATCAGGGCCACCTTTTAAATGAACATTGAATATAAAGATTTTATAGGTACTTTTTCAAACGTTTATTCTGAAGGGTATTGCCAACATTTAATTTCAGAATTTAAAAAAAATAAAAAGTATGGAGCGAGAACTCGACAAGAAGAAAACGGCATTTATAAACATTATAAAGAAGATAGTTTTATGTCTTTAAGCCTAATGTCTGGTTTTGAAAACTTTAAAAATAATCCATTCGACATAGTTTTTTTTGAAGGTTTACAGCGATGCTATGATTTGTATTCAGAACAATTTTCTTATCTTAAAGATGTAAAGTTATCTTGCAATAATATAAAAATACAAGAAATTTCTTCAGGAAATGGTTATCACGTATGGCACTGTGAACAAGGAAACGGTCCTTGGGATTCAAGAAGAGCGGTAGTTTATATGTTGTATTTAAATACTCTTCCTGAAGATGCTAATGGGGAAACTGAATTTTTATATCAAGAGCGTAGAATAAAGCCTGTTGAAAATACTATGGTTTTATGGCCGGCTACATACACACATATGCACCGAGGGAACCCTGTGTACGGTGATAATACAAAATACATTGTAACAGGATGGTTTCTTCTTGATTAATAAATTTAAAGACTTTGGGTATGTTAAAGTACCAGAATTTATAGATCAACAATCTATAAGCATAATATCTCAGTATTTTGAAAATAAAATAAAACGAGGTGAGTGGTTAGCTAAAGAAATAATTTCTGCTGGTGATTCTAGTAAATTTAGTTATTACGCAGATCCTTTAATAGAAACAATTCTTAAAGAATATTTGCCTCTAGTAGAAGAGCATACAGGACTGAACTTAGAACCTACTTATTCATTTAGTAGGGTTTATCAAGAAGGTGAAGAGCTACAACCTCACACAGATAGACCTTCATGTGAGATTAGTGTAACTGTTAATGTTGCTTGTACTGGAAACCCATGGCCTATTTGGATGCAGTACCAAGATAATGATCCAGCAAAATTAATACTATCTGCTGGAGAGGCTGCAATTTATAAAGGTTGCGAAACAATGCACTGGAGAAGAAAATTGGTTAAAGATCAAATGAACGTTCAATTTATGTTGCATTACGTAGATAAAAATGGTCCTTATGTTGAATACAAATTTGATAAACGAGAATCTTTAGGAGTACAGCCATGCCTATAGGAACTTCTAAAGTTGGTTTGTTTGGGGGAGGAAGAGTTCCTGTAGCAGCAGGAAGCGAAACATTTAATACTTCCGGAACATATACTGCTGCTGATATAACAGCAGTTACAGTAAATATTACAGGGGGTAGCGGTAATTCTGGTGGTGCTGGTTCAGGGGGCGGTTATGGTTCTGGGGGTTCTGGAGGAAGTGGAGCATATGGAGCCCCGGGCAACCCGATGTGGGGTGGAAAGTCTGGTGGGACTGGAGGTAATGGTACAGGTAATCCATCTGTAGCAGGTAGTCCCGGAACAGCTGGAAACCCCTCTTCTGCTTTTGGGTTAACATCAACTGGGGGCAATGCTGGCGTAGGAGGCTCTGCAGCCACTAGAGGTTCTAGTGGAAATCCGGGAGGAGCAGGTAATTCATATCCTGCAAACAGCTTTACTCCAAGTGGAACAGGAAGGTATGGAGGAGGAAGTGGAGGATACGGTGGGTCTTATACGACTCCTTATGACTGTAGTATATTTGGAGGGGCGGTAAGTAGTTCAGGCGGTGGAGGTGGTGGTGGTGCTTCATACAACTCTGCAGGTGGGTCGCCGGGTGCTAGTGATGCTTCTCCGGGATCTGGCGGAGGAGGTTCTAGTGGCGGTACATGGGGTGGGTCTGGTGGAAGAGGTGCTGAATCTAATCCTGTGTTAACTAATGCTCCTGCAAATCCCGGTAAAAATGGTGGTTTTTGTACTTCTTATCCAGATGTTACAGGTACAGCAGGTGGCGGTGGAGGTGGTGGTGGTGCAGGTGTGGCAGGAAATACTGCTGGAGGAGGTGGCGGTGGAGGCGGTGGTAGTGGTAATGCTGGATCAGGATCAAATAATCCCGGTAATTCTGGTGGAGGAGGAAGCAACAATGGTAATCAGGCAGTAACTGTTACGCCCGGAGCCTCTTATCCTATTGTAGTTGGAACTACTGGGGGTCAAGTAGTCGTTTCTTGGAATGCACAATGAACCAGAAAGAACTAGAAAAACAATTTGCTGAAAAGTCAAGAGAGCAACAATTAGAATCTTTAAAAGCAAATAAAACTAGAGCGCAATCTATAACGATAGGCACAGCAGGTGGTGGTGCAATAGAAATAATAATGCGAAGCGGATCAGGAAAGTTTTTATGGAACACTTACCAGCCTGTAGAAGTTATGGAGTTAATTAATCAACTATCGGCTGGAATAGGTTGTCACATTCAAATTGTACCGAGACAAGATTTCGGAGCTTGGCGTGATTGGAAAATGAGTCCAGAAGAACTAGAACACGCTAGAGGTATGCAGCCTTTTCAAGGTGTCGGTTATGCGCCTCAGCCGAAACATAAACTAGAAAAACTAACACAAGCAGTAGAATTACCTAAATTAGGAGAGCAGCCGGGTGTGGCTTTAAATCAAATTAAAGAGGAAGAACCTAATGTGGCAACTAAGAAAATTGTCAACAGACGAAGCACTAAGCGAAGCAGGGCCACTTCCAAATAATTGGGGTCCGATATTTGGTCTTGCAGGAATTAAAGAAAAGTTAGGAGATCTTTCGTGGATCGGGCCTGACTATGTAGATCAAGGTTGGATTGAGCTTTCAACAGAAGAAGAAAAACAAATTAAAACTAATAGGAACTTAGATAGAATTAACGCAGAAAAAAACAAAGCTTTAGAAGCTCTTGAGGATGCTGGCTTAACAGTAGGTGATATGTTTTTATGGAAAGAATATGTAATGGCTTTAGAAGCTACAAAATTAAAACCTGATCTTGCAACAAATCTTGAACTTCCTATATGCCCAGATACAGAATAAGATTTAATAAATCAAAAGGTCAAGTAGGTAGAGGTTCTACTGAACACGCATGGAGAGTCTTACAAGGTAACACTGAATGGTTAGCAAGACACGTTATTATTGAAGTTCCTTCTAGGACAGAACAAGAAGGACTAAATTGGAACATTGTGTGTGAAGGTAATATGTTATTTTTTAGTGATACAGATACGGTGGTAATTACAAAATGATTGTATGTAATTCAAATAATTTTGCTGTTACAAGGGCACAAAAAACTGGTGGTGCTTCTCTTGAAATATATTTCTTAGAGTCAGGTCTTATTGATTCTGATAAAGATGTTTACACTTTAGAAGGTGGTTTCTCAACATGGCAAGAGTTTAAAGAATACAGCGATGCTAATAACAATTTAAAGTATTCTGAATTACCTACAAATTTGCATGGTTACGACTCTTTAAAAGAAGCACAGAAAACATATACTCAAGTAGTAGAAGAAGGACTAGCTCCAGCAGATATGCCGTGGGTTGGTACTATTAGACATCCTGTAGATTGGCTTGCCTCTTTATATTATTACGCTAATATACGTAGAAAAGCAATCGCTGCTAAAAATTTAAAAAAATATGGTAATTATTCTGAGATAGATCAATGGAAAGACATTCGTATTTCAGAACCTGATGCATCATGGGATTTTATTTTTATTGAAATACCAGAACATCAAGCGGTTATAGATAGCTGTAAATCACAAATGTCTTATTATCCAGATCATGCCCAGCTTTTTAATTTTGAAAATATAAACAAACATGCTACAGCATTTATAGAAGCTAAAGGTGGTACGGTTAAAAGTAATTTAAATATTCGTGAAAGTGACCATGACAATACATATTACTTTAATAATTTATCTGCTGATAGACAACAAAAAACTTTAGACATGTTTGCAAAAGATTTTGCTGCATGGGAAAAGGCATATGCGGTGTATAATTAATAGAGCTTTATCACATGGATGAAAATGTAATTTATTTAGATACAAATAAAACTATTTCTATAGATGTAGTTTTGAATGAAGCATCAGAAGAAATTGGAAACTGTCTTATTAAGTATGTAGAAAAAGGTTTACCTATAGAAGCTTTAATAGGTCTTTTAGAAATTTATAAGCACAACATGACTGTTGAACATGCAAATATAGAGGACATCTAACGTGCCGAGAAAACCTGTTAGTAAAAAGAAAATGGCTTGCAACAAACCTAAACGTACTCCAAGTCACCCTAAAAAATCTCATGTAGTAAAAGCCTGTGCTAAAGGCAAAGAAAAAATAATTCGTTTTGGAGAACAAGGAGCAAGCACAGCAGGTAAACCTAAAGCAGGTGAGTCTGCTAAGATGAAAGCAAAGCGCAAGAGTTTTAAAGCACGACACAGCAAGAATATTAAAAAGGGTAAGATGAGTGCAGCTTACTGGGCTGATAAGGTAAAGTGGTAATTACTATGACTGAAGTAGAATTAGAATTAGTTATACAAAAAGCAGCCCAAGAAGGAGCTAAACAAGCTCTAAGAGAAGTAGGGTTATCAGACCAAGAAGCTTATGATGACGTTAAAGAGTTACGAAGTTTACTAGAGACTTGGAAGATTACCAAGACTACAGTAGGCCAAACAATAACTAGAACAATTACTACAGCATTACTGACTGCATTAGCAGTTGGGATTTACATGGGATGGGGAGAATAAATATGTTGACTGCATTAAATGCATTGCTAGAAAGATTTCAAAACTTTTTAACACGTATTAAAAATAAACTAGATGAACGCTCTACTTTAAATAATAGAGTTTTAGTTTATGCAGGGGTTGCAACTGCTATAGTACTTGTTATAGCAATAGCAATTTAAAGGAATATAAATTATGATGGGACTAGTAGATAAATTAATTGGCCCTGTGTCAACTATCTTAGACAAGTTTGTAGAAGATAAAGATCAACGCGCTATGTTGGCACATGAGATAGCGACTATGAGTGAACGTCATGCTCAAGAAACTATAACAGCCCAACTAGAAATTAATAAAACTGAAGCTGCCCATTCTAGTTTATTTGTAGCAGGATGGAGACCCAGTATTGGATGGGCTTGTTGTTTAGGAATGGTAGGTAATTTTCTTATTATTCCTTTTGCTAACTTTGGATTAGCATTAGCTGAAAAAGATATAGTTGTACCCTTAATTGATTTACAAACTATGATGCCAGTGCTTTTAGGTATGCTTGGGTTAGGCGGTATGCGAACTGTAGAAAAACTTAAAGGTGTTCAAAGAGAGAAATAATTATGGCTAGGAAAAGAGCATACAAAAAAAGAGCAGACTATCGTAAGGGTGGTAGGGTTACTTATCAGCTAGGCGGTATAAATGCAACTGCAAATGTACCTACTAAAGAATTTACTCAAGCAGATGTAGATCAAGCTGTAGCTGACCTTAATGCAGGAACACGTACAGCTGCTGATCTTGCACAAGAATATGGTGTATCTACGGATTATGTTAATCAAAATTTAGCAGCTATTAATGCTCAAAATGCTCCTGCCATACCTGCAGCTATAGCAGCTATTCCTGCTGATGGTAGATATACACCTCAAGAAACTCAACAAGTAGCAGATGCTATAAATAGTGGAGCAATGACTTCAGCACAAGCTGCTGAACAATTCGGAGCTACAGCTGCTCAAGTAGAAGCAGAGTTAGCGCAAATGAATCAAAGAGCGCAAGGTATTACACCTACTGGTCCTAATCCTTTTCCACAAGGAGTTCAAGCTGCTACTAGACCTACGTTATTAAATAGAGCGCAACAAAAACAAATGGGTGGTGTTGATGTTGCAACTAAAGCAGATGGAACAAGAGCAGCAGGATCATTTATATCTAACTATGAAAGAGTTGATCCTAATTTATTATTTGATGATAGAGTAACATCTACTTTAAATACGGATTCAGGTATAACTGCTAATACAGCCATTCAAAAATTAGATGAGTTTAAAGATTTAAAACCTCCTACAGGAGTAGGTGATGCAGAATTTATAGCAGCAAAAGCTCAAGTTACTAAAGCAGCTGAAGCAGGAACTGTAACTCCTGAAAACTTTACTGCATCATTAGTTAATCTTTTAAATACTCCTCAGTATGCTCAAAATAGAAATAGACCCCCTATTACAGTTGATGAAGTTAATTTAAGTGAAAGAACACAGGCAGCGCAGTTTAGTGCAGATCAGCTTAAAACTGGGTTAGGTCAAAGAACAACAGACGTAGGTTTATCTGATACTTCTTTTATACAAAAAGTAGACCCAAGAGATAAAGTAAGTCTTTCGCCAAGTAAAGAAGCTGAGAAACAAACTAGAGAAGCTATCACAGGTACAGCTGCTAGTAGTGATGCAGCTAAGATTACAGACACTATAGACTATACTGCTTACAAGCGTAGAGAAGTAACAGGTGTTGCAGCTAAAGATGCAGCTGTTCAATTTACAGCACAGGTAGCTAACATACCTACTAATCTAGCTAGGACGCTAGTAGAAGATCCTGCTAAAGTAGAAGCACAAATAGATAAAGAAGCTCCTGAAGTAATAGCAGCAGTAGCAGCACTGCCTCCAGAAGCTTTAGTATCTTCACAGATGGAAACACTTTTAGCAGGTATGGAGTCTGGAGCTATACCTACATGGGCTAAACCTGCTTACGATGCTGTTAATCAAAACATGGCACAAAGAGGAATAGACGCTTCTACAGTAGGTAGAGATGCTTTGTTTAATGCTATTATTCAAAGTGCTATACCTATAGCGCAAAGCAATGCACAAGCTTTACAGACTAGAGCAGCACAAAATCTTTCTAATGAACAACAAGCTAATTTACAAAGATCACAATTAGACGCTACTAGAAAAATAAATAATTTAGCAAACCAACAGACAGCAGCATCTCAGTCAGCACAGTTTGCACAGAATTTAAATACTCTTCAAAGTCAATTTAATCAAGAAAGAGATACGTTGTCTGCTACACAGCAACAACAAATTAGAGTTCAAAATCTACAAAACCAACAAAGAACTGCAGAACTAAATGCTCAGAATGAAGCAGCATCTAAATCTCAAAACTTAGGTAATGCACAGCAAATAGAATTAGCTAATTTAGAAATAAAGAATCAGACTGAGCAACAGAACATGACTGCTGAGAATCAAGAGCGTCTTGTAGAAATGCAAGTAGCTGCTGATTTCTTATCTAAGAATGCAGGGTTCGCGCAACAAATGGAACTTGCTAATCTTTCTAACGATCAACAAACACGGTTAGCTAATCTTACTGCACAGAATCAAACAGGTAGTGAAAATCTATCTGCAGCACAGCAAACAGAACTAGCAAATTTAAATGCTAGAATGCAGACTAATATTACATCTGCTAATATTGCACAGCAAATGAATGTAGCTTTGTTAAATGCTGATCAACAACGTGCTGTTGAAAATGCTTCAACAGTAGCTAGAATGGACTTAACAAAGTTTAATGATGCTCAACAAGTAGAGTTAGCTAATAGTAAGTTTATGCAAACTGCTACTCTTACAGATTTTAATGCTAGACAACAATCTGTAATGCAAGACGCAACTGCTCTTGCTAGTCTAGATTTAGCAACAGCAGATCAAAATACTAAACTAGCTATTACTCAAGCGCAGAATTTTTTAAGCAGAGATATGGCTAATTTAAGTAATGAACAACAAGCATTAATACTTGATACACAAGTAGAACAACAACGTTTGTTATCTAATCAAGCGTCTACTAATGCAGCTAGACAATTTAATGCAACATCTGATAATCAAGTAAATCAATTTAATGCTAGTCTAGCTTCACAAATTGAACAATTTAATTCTACACAAGCAAATGCTATGGCTCAATTTAATACTAGTGAAACAAATAGAACATCAGCAGTAAACGCAGGTAATGCTATAGATGCTTCTAAATTTAATAATCAAATTAAAGTACAGGTCGATACTTTTAATGAGCAATATGATTTACAACGTGAGCAATGGAATGCTGCTAATGCACAAGCAATAGAGCAGTCTAATATCCAATGGCGTAGACAAGCTAATACTATTGATACTGCAGCTACTAATGCTACGAATCAAGAAAATGCAGCTAAAGCTTTTCAAATCTCAGCAGCCGATCAGAATTTTATATGGCAAGAACTTAGAGATGAAGCAGCCTATCTAAGACAAGCATACGAAAATGATGAACAAAGAACAACTACTCTTTATGCTACAGCAATTTCTAATGATGTAGGCGGTAAAGGTGTAGATGGCATAAGTCCAATTCTTGATCTTATTAATAATAAAGTAATAATTTAGGAGCAGATAATGGGGTTTTTTAGTAAAGTATTTAGAGGCGTTAAAAAAGTCTTTAAAAAAATTGGCAAGGGAATAAAGAAAGTTGTAACAGGCGTTGGCAAATTTATGAATAAAATTGGCATTGTCGGTCAGATAGCTTTAATGTTTCTTCCTGTAGGGGCAGTGCTTGGTTCTCTATTTAAAGGAATAGGCGGTGTAGCTGCTAAAGCTTTAACTGCTATGGGGCCAATAGGTTCTTCAATACTTAAAGGCGCACAGTTTGTAGTAGGAAAAGCAGGTAAATTTGTTACAGCAGGTAAGAATGCTTTTGGAACTATTACAGAAGGCATAGGAAGTTTTGTAAAAGAATTTACTAAAACAGGTTTAAATAAACTAGGTTTAGACCCTACTAAACTTGGATTTGCAGATGTAGGTTCTAGTACTTTTTCAGAAGCTTGGGGTAAAGTAACTACTGATATAACTAACAATGCAAGTCAAATTCTAGATCCTTTTAAATCTAGTGTAACTGCAAGTTCAAATACAACATTAAAAGGTTTGTCAGAAACTTCTTATAATTCTATAGAAGACATTCAAAGAATGAATCCTCAAATATCTAATTGGAATAGTATTGATGGTCAAGTTATAAATTTAGATATGGATAATATTTCTAATGTTATACAAGGACCATCTTTAATTAATAAGTCTACGATTGCTCAAGCAAAAACACCTGTAAATTCTATATTAAGTCAAGATACAAATATTTTAACTGGAGAAAAACTAATACCTCCTCCTACTGTAGATATTCCTTTAAAAATACCTACCCCTCAAGTAGAAGAAGTAAGCGGTTTTTTTGATACAAAAGTAGGTGGGTTTGCAAAAGATGTAGCTATTGGTGGGGCAACAAATATAGCTACACAAAGTTTAATGAGTGCCGTAGCAGGTGATCCTCCTGAAGCTCCTAATTATGGCTATGCTGTAAATGCAGGAACTGTACAAGTTACTGGAGCAGGAGGCGCAGTAGATTACGGCATAGGCGGTAGCCAAATGTTAACAGCTGCTATGCGACCACAACAAGCTACAGGACTATATGATGGTTCTAATACTTATGCTGCTAATTTAAAAGCATACTATAATTTATAAAGGAATTATATAATGGCGATGCAACCAACAGACACTCCTATTAAGTCTACAGTTTCTTTAAATAGACCTATTCCCGGACAAGGGTTGACTAACGATCCTGACAGCCCTTATCCGTGGGAAAAAGCTCCAGAGTTTGTAGACTTAGATAAGAGTCTTAAATATTTATTAGAGATAATAACTCAAAAAGAAGCATATGCATCTCTAATAAGTATGATGGATGATGGTGTGCCTTTAATGGAAATAACTCAAGTATTATTATTTCAAGGGTTTACAGAAGGTAAATGGAATCCTGATTTAATGATGATCTTAGCAGAGCCATTATGCTATATGCTATTAGCACTTGCTGAAAGAGCAGATATAGATGCTGTAATTTATGATGGTGAAGACGAAGATCAAAATCCTGAAATGTTTAATGTAGAAATGCAAAAAGATAAATTTGAAAAATTAAGTAATGCTGCTAAGAAAAATAGTATTCCATCAGGAGTACTGCCTGTTGATATACAAGAAAAAATAGAAGATATAGAAGTGTCTAGTTTATTAGCACAGCCTGAACAAGATGTTGATGTTAATAATAATAGTTTATTAGGAAGGAATTAAAATGAGCAAAGCAACAGAATTAGGATCAAGTTTACTTTCTCAAAAACGAGCAAGAGATGACAGGTTTAGAAACCGACAAGAATCTTTTCAGAAAAGAAGAGCTTGGACTGAGTTGCTTTTACCGCCTGTTATAGATGCAGGTACAAGAGCTATAGCTGAAAGTGCATTAAGTAAAGACAGAGAAATGTTTGCTACTGATCCTAATGCTATGGCTGCTTCTTCTACTTTTGAATTAGCAAATAAAAATGCTGAAGAAGTATTACGAATTAAAAAAGCCATTGACGCTACAGGAGGTACTGCCAGTGAGTATATTTATAATCAACAGTATCCTTCTTTTTTAGCTAGAGCAGAAGCAGAATTACAATCAAGAAATGATGGTTCTTATAAACTTATAGGAGAAGTAGGTCCATTTAAAGCTTCAGTACAAAAAGAATTACAAGAGTTATCTTCTTTATGGGGCTCAAGATTTGATGAGGCTTATAATGCTTTACAAGGAACAGGCACAGCAGAAGAACGAGCAGCTAGGCTTTCAGAACTTTCTAACACTGTAAACCCTAAAAGATTTGGTGATCTTGTATTTCAAAAAGCAAGAAGCGCATTTGGTGGTAGAAGCAGAGAAGAATTAGAAGACAAAGCTATGCAAGATTTAATGAACAGTCCTCTATATAAAAACAATAATAAATTTAATACTCTTGCAGATGTATTTAATAAAGAAAGAAATTTAATTTCTGCTTATGATATGTCAGGGCTTACTGAAGAAGATTTAGGAGGCGAGGATTTTAAGACAGACGATGATAGAATGTTTATTATAGAACAAGAGATGACTAAATATATAGGAACAGACGGTTTATTAGTTCTTCAAAAGAAGACTACTAAAACACATAGAAACACAGGTGAAGTAGAAGTAACATTTGGGCCACAAGAAGTTACAACTTTTGAAGATCCAAACGAGACTCCAGAAATGAGAGTAGCAGCAACAATTAAAGCACTTCCAGATTTATTAGACATGGCAAATCAACAATTAAATCGTGATGCTTATGGTGCATTAATGAAAGAAGCAGGTAACAATAACATTAAATTTACAAATTTTAGAAGTGTAGCAGAGTATAATGCTTTTGGAGACTTGCTAAAAAATAAAATGGTTGAAAATAAAAATTTAAAAGATCCTGCAAAAGAATCTGCAATAAACGCTTTCTGGGCTAGAGCAAGTACTACCTTTGTAGAAATTGACGCTATAATAGCTACTATGAGTGATGATCCAAATGAAAAAACGGAAGCAGTATCAAGACTAAATGAAAATCTTGCAGAAATGTTTAAATTGCAAAATGCTTTTTCAGGATCAGTCAGATCTTTTATGAGTAATTCTGATACAGTAGGTTGGGATGATTAAGGAAAACTAATGGCAACTAGAGAAGTAAAATTACCTAACGGTAAAACATATACTGGTGTTCCTGAAGATGTGTCAGATGCTCAAGCATGGGAAAAATATCAAGAAAAGTATCCTGATACTCTTAATGAAAATAAAGATGAATATCAAAGCGGTTCTGCTCCAGTAGTTGTTTCTAAAACAGAAGTAGATGAAGTACCACTTAGTTTAAAAGGACCGACTTATGAAAAAGATCCTAACTATTTAAGAAATGTTAAAATAGATGTAGGTAGAATATTTGCTGACACTAAAGCTGACCTTGCTAATTTAACAAAATATGGAGTTACTCAACTTGGAGAAGCTGTAGGTGCTATAAGTAGTGAACAAAAAGAAATATTGCAAAGTCCTGAAATGTCTTCTTTTGTTAAAAAGAAAGCAGCCGAGCCAATCGCTAGAGTTATAAACGAAGATGTTAGATCTTTGTACGATCCTGAAACTGGTAACATTCATACAATGGATACTGGTATAGGCATGGCAGCAGAGTTTGGGACTTACTTAGTTGGAGGCGTTAAAGTCTTTAAAAACCTACCTGATTTATTAGCTAGTTCTAAAACGTGGCGTAACAATTTTTTAAAAAGTACAGCTACAGGTATAATAGTAGATCAAGGATTAACCGATCCAGATCAAAGTATAAGTAACGTAGTAGAAACTGCATTAGGTGAAGAAGCAGCTAAAGAATGGGAAAACTTTTTATTCTTAGCAACAGATCAAGATGATACTGAATCTTTAAAAAGATTAAAGCTTATGGGCGAAGGCGCAACAATTGGTGCATTAGTAGATGTAATAGGTGGTGCTAATAGTTTTAGAAAGTTTATAAAAAATAAATTTAATAAAACTCCAGACAGACTTACAAAAGAAGATAAAGGCACAGCACTTGTTACTTTCTTTAAAGAAAAAAAGGAAGTAGTTAAAGGTAATGAGGGGTGGAAAGAAAACTATTCTGATAGAAGTGATAATATATTAGAAGAAGCCTCTTCTATTAGGAACTTAAAAGAAGATTCAAATTTAAGATATAGTGAAACTCCTGAAGGCGAAGCACAAATAAAAATGCAACAGGGCAGTGGTCTTAATAGAATATTTAATACTTTATTTACTTCTAGAGGTTACTGGACACCCAGAGCTTTTGATGCATTTAATGATTCTAAATATGCACAAAGAGCTACAGTTAATGAAGCAGAAGTTATTTCTAGAAATTTAAATAAACTAATAAATAATTTAAGCGATCAAGATCCTGATGTTTTAAAAAGAGTAAGTAAAGCTTTTACAGAAAAACTAGACAGCCCCTCTAATAGTTTTTTAAATCAAATAGAAAACATTGCTAAAAATTATGATCTTCCAGAGGAATTAGCTTCTCAAGTTTTAGAAGGTAGAAATTTTTTAGATCAGTTATCAGATAGATTAGCTAAATCATCTATGGTAGATGGCGATTTAAAAACTATAATAGAAGATAATATGGGATCTTATATTAGAAGATCATTTAGACTTTTTGAAGATCCAATTTATAAACCTTCTGATGAAGTTAAAGATGAGGCTATAGATTTTATAGCTAAAAGATACATGAACGAAGGAGAGCTACCTGATCTTGCAAGACAAAAAGCTAAATTAGATGTCAACGCTATATTAGATAAAGGAGATAATGTAGGACTAGATTATATAGCTAATGTTCAAAAATTAAATAATAATATTTTTAAAGGTAAAGAAGATATACCTGTAGCTATAAGAAAATTAATGGGTGAAATAGAAAATGCAGATGAATCTTTTTTAATTTCTGCACAAAAAATGTCTAAGTTTTCTGAAGACTCTAGATTCTATGATAATCTTTTAAGGCTTGGAGAAAATAAATATATATTTAGAGTTGCTAAATCTCCTGCATCAGACAACCTACCCGACACGCAAGTTGTTCCTTCTGTAGAATCTAAAGTAACAATAACAAAAGATAGTAATGAAGTAATATTTGATACAGATGTATACAATACACCTATATCTGGCACAGGTTCTCAATTAGATTTTGCTAAGAATAATCAATATGAATATTACACAACACCAGAAATAGCTGCGTCACTAAAACAAGAACAAGGTACTATTTCATTTAATGTTAAAGGTAGTATGCTTGGTAATTTTGTAGATGGTACAGCTAG